ATCAAAGCCAACGCCGGCATTTGCCAGATGGGCGGAAATCCAACACCGGAGGAACTTTTGAAAGCCGCCGACGAGATTGCGCGGGGGGCAAGATTCACAGCCGCAATCAACAGCATGGAGCTTTCCTGCATCGAAAACTTCTAAACCGAAATGAGGGAGCGCCGCTCGGAAGGGCGGCGCTTCTGCTATCATCTTTTGAAATGGAGGTTTCCATGAACCTATTCAGCAAACTCTTCCGTTCGCGGGACAAGCCCAAGAATCATCTTGGCGGCTTGTCCTTTTTGTTTGGGCAGACGGCAGCGGGCAAGGTAGTCAACGAGCGGACGGCCATGCAGACGACGGCGGTCTATGCCTGTGTCCGCATCCTCGCCGAATCCATCGCGGGGCTGCCGCTTCACGTCTACGCCTACAAAGGGCAGGGCAAGGAGCGCGTGCCGGAGCATCCGCTGTACTTCCTGCTTCACGATGCGCCGAATCCTGAGATGACTTCCTTTATATTTCGCGAAACAATGATGAGTCACCTTCTTCTGTGGGGAAATGCCTATGCACAAATTTTGCGCGACGGCAGAGGGCGTGTTCTCGGACTTTATCCGCTCCTCCCGGACAAGATGGATGTGAGCCGGGACAGCCGCACGGGGGAACTCTACTACACCTACACGCGAAGCACGGAGGAGAATCCGAATTTTGCAGACAAGGGGCAGATACGGCTACGGCGAGAGGATATACTTCACATTCCGGGACTCGGATTTGACGGACTTGTGGGATATTCGCCTATTGCTATGGCAAAGAATGCCATCGGCATCGCTCTGGCAACGGAAGAGTATGGCGCGGCATTCTTCAAGAACGGAGCGCGTCCGGGCGGCGTGCTTGAGCATCCGGGGGTTCTCAAAGACCCGTCAAAGCTCCGTGAGAGCTGGCACGCTGTCTATGGCGGTACGATGAACACGGGCAGGATCGCTGTCCTTGAGGAAGGTGTAAAGTATCAGCAGATTGCCATACCGCCCGAGGAGGCGCAGTTCCTAGAGACGAGGAAGTTCCAGATTGACGAGATTGCACGTCTCTATCGTGTACCGCCGCATATGGTCGGAGACTTGGAGAAATCCTCGTTTTCGAACATCGAGCAGCAATCGCTTGAGTTCGTAAAGTATACGCTGAATCCGTGGGTTGTGCGCTGGGAGCAGTCGCTGCAGAAAGCACTGCTGACGGATAAAGAGCGGAAGGAGTACTTCATCCGCTTCAACGTGGACGGGTTGCTGCGCGGAGACTACAAGAGCCGCATGGAAGGCTATGCCATCGGGCGGCAGAACGGATGGCTCTCGGCAAACGACATCCGCAGCCTTGAGGACATGAACCCTATCGAAGCAGACGAAGGCGGCGATCTCTATCTCATCAACGGGAATATGACGAAACTGAAGGATGCGGGCTTGTTCGCAGGAAATCAGGAGGGAGAAAGCGATGAAGCGTAAATTTTGGAACTGGGTGCGGAACGAGGGAGAGAAGCGAATCTTGCTTCTGGACGGTGAAATCTCCGATGAAACATGGTGGGGCGATGAGGTCACACCTCAGATGTTTCGAGAGGAACTGAATGCCGTCGAGGGAGATATTGACCTCTGGATCAACTCGCCGGGCGGGGACTGCTATGCGGCGGCACAGATCTACAATATGCTCATGGAGTATAAGGGGAATGTCGCCGTCAAGATTGACGGGATTGCAGCCTCAGCCGCATCCGTCGTTGCAATGGCAGGATCAACGGTTGAGATTTCTCCTCTAGGTTTGTTGATGCTGCATAATCCCATGACCGTTTCCATCGGAGACACGCACGAGATGGAGCGGACAATTACGTTCCTCTCTGAAATCAAGGAGAGCATCATCAACGCCTACGAGATCAAAACGGGACTTTCCCGTGCGAAGATTTCACGGCTGATGGATGCCGAGACATGGATGAATGCAAAGAAAGCCGTGGAGCTTGGATTTGCGGATTCTGTTCTCTATACGGACGCACAGCGTCCTGTGACGGATACGGCAGACGGGCTGACCTTCTCCCGTGCCGCCGTCACGAACTCCCTGCTCTCGAAATTCGGGCAGGGAACACAAAATACCAATATCGATACAGAGCCTCTGAAAAGACGGCTCTTTTCTATTTCACACTAACGGAGGGATAAACACATGGATAAGATCATGGCAATGCGCGAGAAGCGTGCAGAAATGTGGGAACAGGCAAAGCAGTTTCTGGATTCTCACGAAAAGGACGGGCATCTCACAGCCGAAGATGCCAAAGTGTACGAGCAGATGGAGAATGAGGTGCTTGCACTCGGCAAGGATATCGAGCGCATGGAGCGTCAGGCGATTCTCGACGCGCAGCTCGCAAAGCCCGTGACGGCAGCGATTACCAATATGCCGGGGGCTGCGCTCAATGCAGAAAAGACAGGACGTGCAAGTGAAGGCTATCGCTCGGCAATGCTCAAAGCACTGCGTACGAACTTCCGGCAGGTGGAGAACGTCCTGCAGGAAGGCGTGGATGCAAACGGCGGCTATCTCGTACCCGAGGAATACGATCAGCGTCTGATCGATGTTCTGAACGAAGAGAACGTCCTGCGTCCGCTTGCGACGGTAATCACCACGAGCGGTGAGCACAAGATCAACATCGCTGCCACCAAACCTGCAGCATCGTGGATTGAGGAGGGGGCACAGCTCACCTTTGGTGAGGCGACCTTCGACCAGATCGTCCTCGATGCACACAAGCTGCATGTCGCGGTCAAGGTGACGGAGGAGCTTCTCTATGACAACGCCTTCAACCTAGAAAACTACCTCATCGAGCAGTTCGGCAAGGCACTGGGCAACGCAGAGGAGGATGCGTTCCTGAATGGCGACGGGACGCACAAGCCGAAGGGACTCCTTGCCTCCGCAAAGACATCCGTCACCACGGCGGCAGCCGACATCAAGGCGGACGAACTCGTGACGCTCGTCTACAGCCTCAAGCGTCCCTACCGCAAGAATGCGGCATTCATCGTCAACGATCAGACGCTTGCCAGCATCCGAAAGCTCAAGGACGCAAACGGTGCCTATTTCTGGCAGCCGTCGTATCAGATGGGCGAACCCGACCGTCTGCTCGGCTATCCCGTGTACTCTTCGGCATATATGCCTGCTGTCGAGGCGGGCAAGACTGTCATCGCGTTCGGCGACTACTCCTACTACAACATCGGCGACCGTGGGACACGTTCCCTGCAGGAACTCAAGGAACTCTTCGCGGGTAACGGTATGGTCGGCTACGTCATGAAGGAGCGTGTGGACGGCAAGCTCGTTCTTGAGGAAGCCGTGCAGACGCTTAAGATGAAGGGCTGATAAATCGTCCACTTATCCATTTTATCAGCGATTTCATTGGTTTTGCGGCAAAGAGGGGAGGTGGTTCTATGCTTGTGCCGCTTGAAGCAGTCAAGCAGTATCTGCGCATTGACGGGGATGAGGAGGATGATCTCCTCATGCACTTTGCGGAAACGGCAGAACAGATTTGTACGGCTCTCCTGCGTGTGAAGAAACTGTCCAAGGTCGAGGATCAGGCAATTGTGCGCGTCGCAATCCTCTACGCCGTGTCCTATCTCTACGAACACCGAGAGGAAGCGGATCACAGAGGACTTGCGCTGACGCTGCGCTCGCTTCTCTTCGGTGTGCGGAAGGAGGTCTTTTAGATGCAGGTATCTATGAGCGAACTGCGTCATCGAATCTCCATTCTGCGCCCTGTGACAGATACGGATGATGAGGGGAATATCCTCGCGCAAACAACGCAGGAAGTTGGAAAAGCGTGGGCACTCGTTCTGCCGTTTGCCGCGAAAATCTCTGACGGTTATGCGGAGAAGGTGCAGGAAGTGGATTATCGTGTAGTCATTCGTTACCGCACAGACGTGCGAGTGACGGATCGTATCCGTTGGGGAGATAAAACACTCACACCGATTGCGCCGCCGTATCCGCTCGGAGGAAAGAAACGGTGGCTTGTTCTGGAATGCAGGGAGTTGGTGGAAGATGGCTAGATACCGAGGATTCGTCTCTGCCGAGAAGATTCTCTCGGAACTCGGTGCAGAGGCGACGGTTGCGGCAAAGGCCGCCCTCGAGCGCGGCGCGGATGATGTGGTCGCGGAGGCAAAGAACCGCTGTCCCGTCTATGTGGGAACAGATAAGCGCGTGGTGAAAGGCGCACTGCGTGACTCCATCCACAAACGTCTGCGCAGAAAGGACGGCTCTGTTTGGAGGATTGCGGCGGATGCAGAATCGCAGGATGGCGTATTCTACGGCGTGCTCGTTGAGTTCAGCCCACGCATCAACAAGCCGTTCCTCTATCCCGCGCTCGACGCCAAGAAGGACGGTATTCGTTCTGCTATCGTCGATGCCGTGCGTACGGCAATACGGAGGAGGGGGAAATGAGTATTGCGAAGATGGTGTATCAGGCACTTGTGCGCTCGAGGGAACTGACGCAGCTTCTTGCACATGGGAGAAAGAGCATCTACCACGGACGCAGCCCCGATGCTGGGACATACCCGATTCTCGTTTACTCGGTCATTTCCGACGTTCCTGCGCTCTCGGCAGACGGTACGGAGCTGGAACGCCGAATCACGGTGCGCATCCACATTCTGACGAAGGACGGACGCTTTCGGGAAATCCATAAAGCCGTAAAAAGTGTGCTCCTGCCGCTCGGTTTTGTGCGGGTGCAGACGCAGGAGTTCGTTGAGAAAGATATATTCGTGGAAATCACAGACTATAAAACAGCAGTGGAGGGAGAATAAAATGCCAAGTCCAACACCAACAGCAAAGCCTGCCGCGAATCTGACGAGCGGGCAGTTCATCAACATCCAGAAACTTCATATCGCGAAGATGCTCACCGACGAGGCGGGCGGCACGGCGACTTACGAGAAGCCGATTCCACTCGGCAAACTTCTCCGTAAGGTGGACATCAAGCCGCAGACGAATCAGGCAGAGCTTTTCGCGGATGGGCAGTCCGTGGATACGGCATCGAATACCGCATCCTATGACCTTACCTTCGATACTGCCGCGCTTCCTCTGGAATACACGGCTTACCTTCTGGGACACGCCATCGAAAACGGCGTGATGAAGGCGGGCAAGGACGATGTTGCGCCGTACTTTGCTGTGCTCTTTCAGTCGGATAAGCGCAACGGCAAGAAGAGATATACCAAGTTCTACAAAGTCCAATTCCTCGAACCCTCGGAATCTGGCAACTCGAAGCAGGAGAGCATTCAGTTCGATACGCCGACACTGACGGCAAAGGCAATTTACCGCCTCTCGGACGGGCTGTCCTACGCCAAGGCAGACGAGGAGGCGGCGGGCTTTGCCGCAGAGACGGGGACGAAGTGGTACGAGCAGGTATGAGTGAGGACACGATGGAAACGCCGAAACTGCATATTGCGGGCAGGGAGATCACGCCGCATCCTCCGAAGATGAAGGTCTGGCGCGAATTCCTTGCCTTTTTTGATGCCGACAAAGAAGGTCTGAGCCTTGAAGATTTTCTGGACGAGCACGTCCGACTGATCGTCCTCGGCTTCGGCAGGGAGGAAGTGACGAGGGAATCCGTGGAGGAGAATGTGGATGTCGCGGACATCGTGCCGCTGACGCGCTATCTTTTCCGATGGATTCAGTCGCTGACCTTCTCCAAACTGGTGAACCTCCCAAACGGGGAGACGGGGAAAGAGGCGTAGTTCTTTCTCCGTACCAGAATTTACTGCGTTACTACGAGCGGCTGCAGTCCGCCTACGGGTGGACAATGCAGGAAATTGACGGGCATGAGATAGGATTCCTGCTCGATCAGCTTGTGGTAACGGCACTGTGCGAAGAAAGATCGTCCGAGCGATTTATTGACGACGTGATGTAGGGAGGGAGATGGAGTGGCAAAGCGCGGACAGAAGATTGATGAACTCTATCTCGACATCGGTCTCAACATCGCACAGCTGCAGCTGGACTTTGACACGGCGGGCAAGACCGTCTCGGACTCCATCGCACGGCTCAACAGCAAGGCAAACAACATCCATCTGAAACTGGATGCCGACCTTGCCAAACTCGACGGTGTAGGGACGGAGCTGGATAAGATCAAGGTGCGCCATCAGGCGATCAACCGAGAACTGGACATTCAGCGGCAGAAGGAACAGATTCTTGCCGCTGTCCTCCAATCCGCAAAGAAAAACGATGGCGCGGACAGTGCGTCCTATCGCCGTGCCGAAAGTAACCTGTTACGACAGCAGAGAACCGTCGCACAGACCGAAGCAGAGGTGCGGAAACTGAATAACCGCCTCAAGGAGAGCGCGGTTCTCTCCGGTACACTTGGCGGACGCATCTCCGCAGGTATGACGGCGGCACAGGCAGGTGTCAAAAACCTAACGAGCGGATTCAATGTTCTCTCGACAAAGATGGCTGCCGTTATGGCTGTTGCGGCAACAGGTGCAGGACTGTTCAACATTACGAAAGATGCGATGCTTGCGGGCGAGAACGTCTACAAACTTACACAGCGGCTTCACGTCTCTGCGGGGGAGGCGGCAACGCTCAATCGGGTGTTTCAGCTTGCGGATACGGACATCAAGAGCGTTATTCCTCTGATTGCACGTCTCGATAAGCAGGTATCCGCAGCGGGAGAGAGCGGGAATGACACATCTCGCGCACTCTCGCGCTTTGGCATTGCGCTCAAAGACCAACAGGGAAATCTCCTGCCGCTCAATGAGCAGCTGGCGCAGCTTGCCAAGGGATATAAGACCGCAAGCGAAGCAGGGATGGAGGAAGCATATACCGCCGAGGTGCTTGGAGCGCGTGGGGCGGCTCTCATCCCGATTCTTGAGCAGTATGACGATCTGATGACCATTTCCTCGCGCGTCAAGACAACGGGGCTGCTTGACCCGGAACAGGCGCATGAGACCTATCTCAAATGGCGTGCGATGGAGATGGAAGCGGGGCAGCTGAAACTTGCGCTCGGCGCGGCCCTTCTTCCTGTCGCCGAGGAACTGATGCCCGAGATCAATGACGGCTTTGAATCTCTGGTTGAAATGATCCGCGACAACAAGGACGAGATCAAGGATGCCGTGCTCGGATGGGGCGAGGCACTCAAAACCGTTGCAGAGCTTGCGGGCTTTGTGGGCGAACAGATTCATAAGGTGAGTGAACACGCAGAAGCTAATTCATGGCTCGTGAAGAATCATCCTGTGGCATCTCCGCTGATTGCGATCCCGTTTCTCGGTGGTACGGTTCTTGATGCGCTCTACGGGGATGAATACAAGCAATACCAAGAACAGCAGAAACTTGCCAAAGAGAAAGCGGCGGCAGAGGAGAAGGCGCGTGCCGAAGCGGAGAAGAATGCCAAGGCGCAGGAGCAGAATGCCAAAGCTGCGAAAATCCGTGCGGCGGCAGAGAAAGATGCCGCAAAGACGGTCAGCGAATCCGCAAAGGCGACTGCACAACTGACAGACAATTTATATACACTGACACACACGGATGTTCAGAACAGCTTTCACAGTCTGGATCGCGAATCCTTCGATTTCTTCCGGAAGGGCGCAGATCCGCACCTCATCGACGAATACCGCATGGCGAAGGAAGCGAAGATTTACGCTGACTTTCAGCGGGACGTTGTGGACAAGGCGAATGCGCTCTACAAGACCGACCTGCAGAACAAGCTGGACGCCATCGCCCGCGAAGCCGATGCCTTCCGGCAGAAGGGCTTGGACGAACTCCAAACGCAGACGTGGCTCAGTGAGAGCAAGGCGCGCGTGATGGAGCAGTGGGAGCGGGACGTTGCATCCAATATCAGTGCCATCTGGAAGACCGAACTCGAAAATCGCCTTGCGGAGATCGAGCGCGAGAAGGATGCATGGGTGCAGAAAGGTCTGGACGAGGTCGAGGCGACACGCTGGGCAGAGAAGCAAAAACTCGATGCCAAGCGCAACGCTGCTCTGGAAGTTCTGCGTTCCCAAAAAGAGGAACTGCAGGTGTTCAAGAAGTCCGGGCAAGTCGGATTGATGGAGTACCTGCGCAAAAAGAATAAATTTACGGCAGAGGATTTGGGGCTGACGCCGGAATTGCTTCAACAGTTCCAGTCCGGGCGCAAATGGGCGATGGAGAATCTCCTGCCGAATTTCGCTCCCGAGAAGCGTGAGGACAGTTCCCGCATCCGTGTGAATGGGCAGGAGTTCTCATACGCACAGATGATGGCAGGGCTTGGACAACAGGCGCAGAGCATTCAAACTGCGGGGCAGGGTGCGAGTGTTCCACAACAAGGGAATCAGTCCGCGCCATCCATGACGGACAATCGGCAGATTCACATACAGGTGCAAATCGAGAACGCCGTCACGGAGGACAACGAGGGAATGCGGATGCTTGCCGACCACGTCGCTGACCGCATCCGTCCCGCCGTTGAAAATGCCCTTGGAGGTGATTCCAATTCATATTCACGTTGGTGAGGTCCGAACGCTGAGTGTCGAGAACTGGCAGATCGTTCCCGATGACCGTCAACAACTCCTAGAGATTGTCGGCGGCGCGGTGGTTCAGGATTTTGGACACATCCCAGAGGGCGACCGTATTTCCTGTTCGGTCACGGTTGCTGACACCGATTGGGAGAAAATCAAGGGCTACTGGGACAGCCGCGCAATGGTGTCCGTGACCGATGAGGGCGGAAACATCCTGCCCTCTATGCGTGTTGTGGTGAAATCCTACGAGTATATGGCACATTTCCCGAAGGTATATAAACTGTCTCTGGAATTTTGGAGGGTGTGACAATGGCAGAACTCTTGCATATCTATATGAACAATCCAACCGAGGGCGGCAAGGACGGAACAGAGGTCAGCTCCGGGACGGAACTTGCACCCATCTCCGTCCTGCTCGATGCGGGCAAGGGCGAGCAGAAAGCCGTCAAATGTGCCGTGCGCTGCGAGAGCGGCTTCCATATCGACGGAGCCTTGACGATCAAATTCGTCGGCGATCATGCGGATAAGTGGAAAGTCGCAACGGATAACAAATACACTGCCGAGACAGCATTGGAATCCGCCGAATGGAAGGATGTTATTTCTCTGCAGAACGTGCGCGACACGAATACCGTCTTCTGGGTTAAGGCACTCAGCAGTGCAGATGAGGCGCCGCAGCAGGATACGAGCGTGGATATTCAGGCAGAGGGGCTTTTGGTGTCGAATTGAGGAGGAGCGTATGGCGTTCAAATATATCAATCCGGGCTATGCGGAGCTGCTTTCGGTCAGCGGCGGTACGACGGTGATGGGGGAGCAGTACAGTAAGACGGGCGTATCCTTCTGGCAGCCGAACAATAGAAAGGGACTTTCTCTTTCCGAGACCCCCACCGAGTTTTACGCGAAATTCGATTTATATATCCAAGGTGTAACAGGTAGTGATGATGTCGATTTTTCATTCGACATCGGGTATCAGAACGGCATTTATCTGAGTGGTTACCGGGGCTTGACATTTTCCGGGTACGCAGGTACCAGCTCCGTATTTTACATCTCCGAAATCAGAGATATTGTTCCTATGGAGGCACTCAGCACAGTATGGCTTCATATCAAGGAGGGGAAGGACCACAACGGAATCCTGCATGTCGTGGTTAACAATCATGAAATCTGCAATAAGAGAGACCTGAACATTTCATATTCTGATGCGTCCGATTCAAAAACAATAAAGATTCACAGCGATAACCTCCGTGCGCTCATCTCGAATCTCATCATCTCGGATGAGGAAATCAGCCCGAGAGAGCAGGTCGTTATGCTGCCCATCCAAGCGACGCATACGAACATGACCGACTGCGGCGATGGAAGTTATGAGGCGACGGCTGCCAATCAGGAGATTCTGCAAACGGTCGATGTCACTGCGCTGTCTGCCCAGTATGGCGCGGATTCTCGTGTGACAGGAATATCGCTCGTTGGGAATCCCGCCTACCGCACGGCAGAAGGACTGTGCGCTCTGACGGCACTTGAAAAGAGCGGAGGGAATGTTACAGAATATGGCAGACATATCGCCGAGCAGAATCTGACAGATGTTGTCATGGACGGACGAACTACATCTATGACGATTGCAGAACTCACTGGGCGACAGTTCGGATGGAGAGCAGGAACATGAGCATCAAGCTGAAGCCCGTCGTCTGCATCTCGTGGCTGCCGATGGGACGTATTCACCTCAAACCAATCGTATACGTCACGGTGATTCCCGTATTCCGTCAATCCGTGCAGGTGCGCGGAGATACGTCGCGTAATGTCACGTCATCTTGCTTTGTTCATGCAGATACCCTGCGCGATATTCGGATCGTCAAAAAAATTACGGTAACGGGCGACACAGAGCGGCGCATTGGTCGCTGTGGTACGGTTCTCGTAGATACGAAGCGCGGACTCGTCAAGCAGTCGCGTATTCTTGCAGATACGAGAATTGAGATTCCGCATACACTCACATACGCAGAATTTAGAGAGCGGGGCATTCGCTCGTTTTCTGTGACACTCGGCGAACTCGCACTCTCAGATACCATCCAACTCGAGACGGTGCATCCGCTTTCCATCGGCGACAGCGTTCAGGGGCGTGTACTGGATTATGCCTTTCGCTTTCTTGTCGAGGAAACGAGTCAGCGGGGCATTGTGCAGTCCGTCAAGGGGATGTATAGCAGGGACTCTCTCCTATATACGGCAATCCACATCTATGTGGAGCGGGCAAAGGTGTCACGTTATGCCAGTGAGATTGCAGCGGCGCTCGGCTTGAAGCTGCATCGTCTGACCGATGATTTCACCCCATCCCAGAACTTCGAGGGCAGTGGGATGACCTACCATGACTTCATCTCTGCACTCTTTGGATGGACGGCGAAACTGCCGCAGCGGCAGGTCAACGTGTTCATCCGTGGAGATACACTCCACATCATTCAGCGCGGGATGGAGGAGTCTGTGGTCGACATTACGGACTGGCCGCACGCGCAGCCGACGATTGAGCGGAAACTCGTGCGCTCCATCTGGCACAGCGCGAACAACAATCACGAGACTGGGGCGCACAACGAGGAGGACACTGCGCCCATACCCTTCACGGGTACGATTTCATTCCATGAAATCAGCCGAACATACTCCAACGGATTTCTTGTTCGCGAAACGAATGAGAATGGATATAGCACATACTCTTATGATGGGGAATATCTTGCCGAAAAGCGCACGCACAACGTGGATGGTTCGACAAGCCGCACGGATTATGCCTACGCCTCTACAGGGCGGGATGTCTACCTCTTCAAAGAGTGGGAGAGAACTACCGAGGCGGTGGGTGACGGAAAGAAGCACACGGAATACGACTGGGAGGATTGGAGTCGTGAGAAAGGGACGGAGCGCATCACCTATCATGCGCCGCTCGGGTACGGTTGGTATGCGACCACGGTCTATGTAGACGGCGTGCTTGAAGGAAGCTCCCTCTCGCAGGGAAAGCCCGGGGGCAAGGCGAGCCAGTTCACCATCGAGCAGTCGAACCTCAGTCTCGGCGCACAGTATGGGGGAGACGGCACATTGCCGTATTCCTCGCTCATCGACACCGAATTTCCCGTTGTGGGTACGGACTATCTGCGCACATTGACGCAGGAGATCGAGTGGCTGAACCGCAGGACGCAGGAAATGGTGACGGTGGAGATTCGCGCACGGATTCGCAGCGGCATCCCGGATATTGACCACATCGTCGATTTCACCGAGCGCATCCGATTCGAGGGACACGAATACTTCCTGCAGTCAAACACGGTGGAACTCACGCCGCGCCTTCTGCGGCAGACAATCAAGATGGTGAGGTGGTTCTAATGCACGGCATTATGGGGCTTGCCGCCGCGATACGGGCAGGGATAAAGAACTCGAAGGTGGTTGAGTCACAGGCACAGCGCGGCAGGATTCAGAATGGACGTGTTCATATCGGCGAGCG